AAAACGCTCTGATACTCTGCTTTTAATTGTCCTTTTGTAGCACCTTTTGACGAAATACAATCCGGAAAACGCTCAAGTATATACTCCGGGTCGTCGTTCTCCCATAAAGCATCAAGAATTGATCCCATAAGCAATGCCTTTGAAGTCTCTGGAACATACTCACCGCTTATTGTCTTTAAAGCTCTTTCTTCACATCCGGGCTTTATAGGCATACCGATAAAGTTTTTGTACTGAGACGATCCGCAATATTCCTGTTCCGCTTTCTGGGAAAAATAATTACTGTCCGTCAGCTTCATCCGTTATCTCCTTTCCTTCTGTGTCGAAAATATCAACGGCCTTTTTCGGCTCGTCGGGTACGTTGTCGATATAATCCGGTGTTCCGTCTTCCCTTATAACTGCCTGATCTCCTACATAGGCTCTTTCCATTTCAACCGACATTGTTCCCCACTTGTTAAGTAACTGCCGCAGCATTGTTTTCTTTGCCATTGCATCAAAGTCTGTAACCCATAAGCCAAAGCCCTTGCGGTATGTAGCGGAATACTTTTTTGCGTGTTCTTTTATCTGCTCATTAGACCAGTACAGACTTTTCCTGCCGCCGTTTAGATATTTGAAAAATGCGTAATATCCGATAATCGGCAATTCCATACGTTTATTCGAGTCAAGCTCCGGTGAAAACTCATATTCATCCTCAATAGGATCATAGGCTGTTAACTCACCTTTTCTTATGTCGGTGACGTGTATTTTTTCATACTGTCCCGACCTCATAGCAAGCTGCAACATACCTCTGTATGAAAGCTGGAAAGTAGCTTCTACAACTTCAACTTCTTTTACCTTGCCGTCTTCTCCCTTGATCTTCTTTTTATTTTTGAAGGGTACAAGGTAAAACATCCCTAATTGCGGGCTTTGCGGAAGGTTCAAGCTATGTCCTAAAAGTGCCGCCGAAAGAATACTTGCATTAGTACAATCCGAAAGCGCCGGATTAGTCTGTACCGCAGATACCACGCTTGATATAAACCTTTGAGAGTCTTTTACTCCGACTACCTTCTCAACATTTGCCTTAACTGCTTCTCTTGCAAGAAACCCGGCAATGCCTTCCTTTTTTACTGCAACCTCATTTGCCATTAGTTTTCACCTTCTTTCTGCGTAACTTCCTGCTTAAACCGGTTGTACTTGTCCTGAATAATCTGAAACGTGCCTTCATCTTCGGGTTTAACCTTGTAACCTATTAAGTCAGCTAACTTTTCGCCGGAAATCCTGACGTTATAGAAAATATCTCTGTAAGCCCAACTATAACCTTTGTCTGCATCCTTTTTGATTTCTTCGTCATCGTTCCTTGACGCAAGAGAGTTTTCTAATTCCCGATCAAGAAACTCCGTCAACTTGTCAACTGTTACCTTCGCATCATGGTTTTCAAGGATTCTCACCATGATCTTGTCAACGTCCAACGTCTGTACTTGTTTTGCTCCAAACATAATCAATTCTCCTTTACTTTCATGTTTGCTGTTCTTAGCCCCTTTTTGCTTGTTACCGGATCAAACTCAATAGCATCACCGACTTTTGGATAAGCGTTTATCTCTCTAAATTGATTGATGTGAAACCAGTAGTCATTACCTTCTGAATCGATAAAACCGTAACCATGCTGAGGGCTGTAACTTTTTACCTTTCCTTGCATAATTAGTCCTCACTTAACATTTCTAGGATCGTTTCAAGGTTTTTCTTGTGGTAGTTAACCTCAACCATGCGGCCTTCCCAAAACCTTGCGTACTTGGCATCTTTGATAAGCGGCGTACCGTACTTAATGTTGTTATTCACCGGTTCAAGTGCCTTTCTGATGTAGTCCCTGATTTCTTCAACGTCTCTCATTTCTTCCCCCTTTCTGCGTATAAAGCTAATATTCTGTAAGTTTCAAACGGATATTTCTGTACTGCTGCGGCAACACAAGCCATTGCCTGATCTTTTTCCATTGCTAATACTTGGGTATAGATTTTCGTAATATCCACTTCGTTTACGTGGTCAAAATCTACGATCTCTTTCTGAACATCTGCATCTATAACCCGGTGAACATCATCCACAAGGTCATAATTGATAGCGCCGCTCAACGCTTATACCCCCACAAACAAATGGAAAAACCTACTACAAACACTGTTACCGCTATAACTATGCTTCCCTGTCCTTCTGCTGCTCCTGCCATACCGCTTAAACCTATGAAGGTCAACATAGCCCCGGCAGCATCTATCCATCTTTTTGCTTTTAAGTCTTTCCTATTCATACGTCCCCCTTTTCTGCTTAAAGCCCTACAATTTCTAATAATTCCTTTTGTGTCGGTTCAAACTCACTTACGAAAAACAGAAAATCCGAATAATCAAAACTTGCTTTTCTCAGCTTTACGCTTAATGCCTGATGCGATATTCCCATTTTGTCTGCTACCTTCCTTTGTGATAGCCGCCGGACCTTCATTTCTCCGTAAACCCACTTTGATAACCGGTGACACATCTGGTCACTTTTTGATAAGTAAACTTTTGGCATAGTTACCTCTCCTTGTTCCGTTTCGTGAACTTATTTTGCAAAAAAATAAGCATATATCTCACTTCCGGGAATGTTAAGTTTTTCAGCCCATTCATCAATGGTTCTTTCTTCAAGAAAAACTTTTCCATTCATATACAGTGAAATATATGCCGGGTTTTTATTTACAGCCTTTGCAAAAGCTCGCTGTGAACCAAACTTTTCTATAATTCTTCCCTTGAGCTTTGATCTATTATAAGATTCCATTCCCCTTACTTCTCCTTTCCTCGTTATTGTTCCGTTTCGTGAACTATTGCTATCCTATCATCTTTTTTTTGTCGTGTCAACACATTTTTTCTGTTTTGTGAAATATAGTTTGCAATTTCGTGAACATTGCTATAAAATATGAATACATCGTTTTTTTATATGTAAAGGAATTAGAAATGAAAGTAAGTACATCAAAAGACCGTATAAGAGAATTAATGCAATATTACGGGATTAAACAAACTGAATTATGTAAAAGAACGGGAATACAAAAATCAGCATTATCAAATTATCTTAACGGTAATCGTGAACCACGCCAAGATCAAATATCACTAATTGTTGACCCTTTCGCTGTAAATCCTGCGTGGCTTATGGGTTACGATGTCCCTATGATGATGCCCGGTAACACAACTGATGAAGCTAAAGAGTTGGGACAACTGATTTCAACTCTTCCTCTTGAGAAACAGCTTGCGATAAAAGATTATATACAATATCTTTTATCAAAGTCCTGACCTCATCACTTGCATTAACATAGATTTCTGTAAATTCTTCTAGACTCATGATGATGCTCCTTTCTTTGTTTGTGATTGTAGCATCGGGTATTATACAATAATAGTTACACTTTTGACGTTTCAAAAATGGAGCAGGAGATAATATGACCAACACAAAAGACTTAATCATTAAATTTAAAGAAGTACGCGACGAGAAGGGTTTATCGTTAGATACCATAATGAACCTGATAGAGCTAAACGATGATTATGTTTCAAAATCGACATTATCACGGGTGTTCGCCGACGGATCAGAAGAAAACTCTTTCCGGTATGAAGAAACGCTGCGGCCTATCGCTAAAGCCCTGTTAGATATTGAAAACGAGGAAGACACTGACGATATTGACACACGGGCTATGAAGTCACTTCTGAAATACAAGATCAAACGTATAGAAGAACTGGAACAACAGGTTGCAAAACTGGAAAGCGATCTTGACAAGCAAAAAATAAAGTCACATGAAAAGTTAGATGCTGAACGCGATAAATATAACCGGAGTATTGAGTTTTTGAAAGAACAGGTCGCATATAAAGATAAGCGTATGGATATGCTTCTCGAAGCGGTTTTTGATAAAGACAAACAACACAAGGAAATGCTTGATAAACTGTTAAAGTGTGCAAAATGCCCTATGGGTGACAGGTGAGGTTTGAATAATGGAAGAAAATAAACACATTTATATATGGATAATTGTTATTATTGCTTTTATATGGTTTTCTTACGAACTCGGATATGAAAATGGTAAAAAAAGCATTGATATAAATAATCAAGACTATGAATTAGAATATCAAGCTATTTTTGATAAAGGTTATGACGCTGGATATGAATACGGTTATAACATTGATTCAGATAAACCCGAAGATTATGAGATTGATTATGAAGCTATATACAATAAAGGGTATAGCCGCGGTTTTGATATAGGTTATGATATGGGGTATGACAAGGCTTATGAGGATTACCATAAATGAAACTTGAAAAACTACCATCTGGTTCATACCGGGTAAGAAAACAGATAGATAAACGGTCTATTTCGGTTATTTTCGACCATAAACCGACACAAGCGGAGATTATCTCGGCTTTATCTGAACAGACGCTTAAAATCCCTGTTAAGGGTAGTTTTCAGCAATGTGCAGATGCTTATATGGCATCAAGAGATAATGTTGTTTCTCCCGGTACGCTTCGCGGCTATGAATCTATCATTGAAAACCTCCCGGAAGACTTTAAAAGAATAAAGATTTCAGAAATGACACAACTTGACATTCAAAACCTTGTCAATGAGTATTCTGTTGGAAGATCACCGAAAACTGTCGCTAATGCTCATGGTTTAATTGTGCCTATTATCAAAATGTTTCGCCCTGATATGGTTATAAATACAGTATTGCCGCAAAAAGACAGTGCTAAAAAAGAACAGGAATTATACATACCAACTGAGGAAGAAATCAAAAAAATTATAAACGCAAGTATAGGTACACGCTATCACATACCTTTTCAGTTAGGCATAATGGGTTTACGACGATCAGAAGTGTGTGCTTTGACGCTTGATGATATTGACCGGAAAAACAATCTGCTAACGATCAATAAAGCGTATGTTTTAGGCCCTAAGAATAAATGGTACATCAAAGAAACCAAAACTAACGAGAGTACACGGAAAATATACATACCAGATGCGCTTATAGACGAAATAATGGAAAGTGGCGTTATATATGACGGCTATCCGGGTAAACTGTTAACGGCTTTAAACAGGTATCAGGATCAGTTAGGCATACAGCGTTTCCGTTTGCATGATATGAGACACTTCTTTGCTTCATTTTTGCACGATCAGAAGGTCAGTGACGCAGTTATTCAAGCTACCGGCGGCTGGAAGTCAGACTACACCATGAAACGTATTTACCGACATGAAATGAAAGCTCAACAGGAACAACAACGAGTGTTTGATTCTATACTATCTGATAAAAAGTTGTCATGAAATTGTCACGGAATTAAAAATTATCAGTAAATACGCAGCTTTTGGCGTTCACTTTACGGGTTCGAATCCCGTATGCTCCATTTTTATTTTACCCCTTAAATATGCTTAAATACTGGCTTTTCTCGATCTTATCACTTTTCCGTGACAACATTTTTTGGCAACGTAAAATAGCCATTTTCAGCAACCAGTAGACAAAAAGTTGTCATGAAAGTTGTCATGAAAAAAGACCCGCATATTTTTGGAGTCTTCTCAAATAATATATTATAAAATATAGGTAAATGCAATAAAAAAGGCGTATCGTAATTGACACGCCTACACAAACCTCGGATCAGGAACCGCCGACTCAGACCCTAACGCATCATCGGCCATTTCTAGTGCCTTGTCAAGTTTTTCGTCTCTGCAATTATGAATTGATAATAAAACCTTTATGTATTCTAAATATATCTTTGCTTCTTTGTTTGTCATAGTATTTTGTCTCCTTTCCTTTTGGTGATCTTATCGTATCATCCCAAGAAAGTGTTTTGTAGTTCCGTTTGTGACATTTCATATATGGAACAAAGAGGGCGTTACTGGAACGCCCCCTTCATTACGACTCCTTATACATTGTCTGTAACGTCTTAACCTCTAATGCCTTTTCTATCTGCCGGTTATGGAGATATTCATAAACAGCTAACATATCTGCCGGTGGTTCACCGTTTGTTTCACGCCATTTTCTGATTATCTCTGTAACCTCATTATGCAGCATATTCTTGTGTTCCATCTCCTGCATTGAGATATTGTAAAGCGTTCTCGACAACTCCGGGTAGTCTTCCTTGTGCTTGATCGCCATTTCAACGTATGATTTCGCATCGTTGATTTCTTCCTCGATCTTTTCTGAAAGTATCTTAATCAGTTTCATAACGTCACCTCTTAAACTCCTGCCGTCGGTACGAAGCTACCAAGCTGTGACAAGAGATACTGACTCTGCTCCGCTGCAACGATCCTTGCGTTCTGGTTGTTTAATGCTATCTGAGCATCCTGCAACCTGTTTTCAAGCATCATTGTCTTAATACCGCAGCAGCACGACTCCATCTTATAACCAAGATCAGCAATCTGTGAGCTTACGTTTGAAAAACCGTTCGCAATGTTACTAGATACCTGATTAAAGCCCTGAATCGCGTTAATAAGGTTACTATTCTGCTGCTGAAGCATAGTCATATTCTGGTCTGAGATAAGCCTACTTGTTTCATAGTTGTTGTTTGCGCTGGAAAGCTGTATTGCTGCTAATGCTTGCTGTGTACTCTGGTTGTTGATTGCACTGTTAACATCAGCCATTGTTGCATATCCGGCAAGTGTAGCGTTACCGCCACCAACACCGGCGCCGCCCCAACCAAAGATAACCGCAATGATCAGAAACGCAAAAATCCATCCACCGCTAAATGTTGAATCGCCCATAGTGATTTCTCCTTTCGTTATATTTGTCTATTTGATTTTGCAAAATCCTTTATTTTATCTGCCAGTTCATCCATGTTCACGTTGTTACGCTCACACAATGTTTTAGCTGTACTTTCAAGGTTATCAAGGTCTAATCCCTGCAACTGAGGGTTGCTATTTGCAAGGTTTTTTAAAAAGGTTTGAGGACTTTCACCGCGCATCATAGCCCCCATAGCCTGTAGCATCATGCTGTTATTGCCTAACATCATCAAAGGATTCATTCCTTATCTCCTTTCATTTCAGCCTTAAATGCGTCAAACTCTGATTTTGTTACATACTCTGCCGGTTTTTCTTCCTCAACCTCTTTAAAATCATAGGCTTTTATTGTTGCTAAACCACTTGCATCTGTCTGTTTCATGTAAAATCTGGCCTGATTAGAATCCATAAGGATCACACTTGAATTAGGCGGCATCTGGTATGACGCTGCACTCTGTTTACCGTTTACATACTGAATATTCTGTGTCTGCTGTGGTAAATAAGGTGTTGTCTGATAAGGATATAAAGAAAACATAGTTACCCCCTTTTTATTCAAAGTCTACTTTGTAAAAGCACTCTCCCTCTGCAATAATGACGAGTACCTTATAAGCCACCCGAAAAATGTATTCTATCGGAATGTCTTTTAGTTCATCATCATCAAACAGTTTGTCGCATAGTTCCAGTACATCCATGCTTTAATTTTAGGCAATAAAAAAAGCACCTACCATGTACGGTAAGTGCCTTCTTTGTGTACTCTTGTTATTTTGTTGTTTACCTTCCGACTGACTTTCTTAATGCCTTCAACCGACATATTAAGGATTTCAGCGATTTCCTCAAGTGGTACGCCCTGACTTCTCAGATCGAACACTTTTATCTCATTTCCGACAAAATTACAGTTGTCTTTTAGATACTTCAACTCCGGCACAGTGTAATTTGAAACTATCATATTTTAAAACCCCTCTTATCCGGGATTTTATCATCCCGGACAAAAGAGGTATAGTTCCAGTTATGATGTTTCAAAAGTGGAACAGATTATTTTGCTTTGAATTGACCATTTACAAGCACCGGTACTTTCTTCCAACGTGGATCACGCCACAACTCCCACATTTGATTAGCTTGTTGCTGACTATAATTATTATTATTAAAGTAGTTAGTCAGTTCGTTTTGCTCAACATAGTTGTTGTTTTTCAATACATCAAGCTGCTTGAAGGTATTTATGTACTCTGTCGGAGACATATTTGACCCGCGGCCTAATATATCAGCATAAGTATAATATGCGCTTGATTGGTTTAATCCGGCGTTATTCAATGCAGGTATAGCATTATACAATTTATCTGCATTTCTCCCGGCTTTACTACCTAATTTTTCATAGGTACTTGCCTTTATGCCTAGATCGTCTGCGGTTTTTTTAGCTTCGGCGTACTGTTCCGCACCACCGGCCTTTTCTGCTTCCTTATTTTGATAAGTTTTAACGCTTAAACCGAGTTTATCTGCCTTTTTCTTATCTTCCGCATATTTAGCAGCGCCGCCCGGATATTCCTTCTCTTTTTTGAGATAATTCTCAACTTGCATATTGAGTTCGTCAGCCTTGCTTTTTGATGCTGCATACTTTTCCGCACCGCCTAACTTCTTTTTCTCTGGATCGGTCTGCCATTTAACATAGGTGTCATAGTTCATCTTATAGCCGTATTTGTCTTCCAGATTTTCTATGCCATCTATGTTTTTGAAGTATTCCATTACTTCTTTATGGCTTCCATCATCATCACGTAGTATCTTTGCAAGTCTGTCCTTTGCTTCGTATAGATCATCACCGGCCTTTGCTTTTTCTTCGTCTGTCATTCCCTCATGAACAAAGTTTTCTTTAAGGACCTGTTTGTTATTTGAAAACAGTGTATCAAGATAACGGGCCTGTTTGTCATACGGCAGCGACTTATACCAGCTATCATTTATGAGAAAATCACCCAGCTCATTGTTCGATGAATAAAAATCTTTATCAAACTTTACTAGATCATCATGAGTATAGTTTTCTTCATCATACCCTTTTATCTTTTTAAGGTCCCCTGCATTAAATACAGGTAATTGCGGATTGTACTCTCCGTTTGTCTTTTCTTTGAGCATATCCGCATATCTCTGAACTTCTGTGATATTCTCGTTCGGATGTGTTACTTTCCACGGCATTACATACGTGTCTATAAAACGTTCTAGTCCTGTTTCATTTCCAAATTGCTTAACATTTTCACCGGCTGTATTTATCTTAGGATCAAGTGTTTCACGTAATATAGGAATACCGTTTTTGACTAAGTTTTTGTAATACTCATTTGTATTATAATCACCTAAATCACGCTTATAAGGGTCTGTAAACTGCGCTGTTTGTCGCATCAGTGCCGGTAAAAATACGCTTGACGGCAAAGATTTAAGAGCTTCCCACGCGTTACCTATATAGTTATCTCCACCGCTCTTACCGTATTTATTGTTTCCACCGGTTACTTTGTTCAAGCCCTGAAACAGGGAGTCAAGTGTTGCCGACCCTACTGCTGCCGGAAGTGTAGACAATAATTGCGGTATTCCCCCTTCTTTCAAGGCATCGTATTCCATCTTAGATTCGCGTAATTTAGGCCCAAGTATAGGAATATCAGTAATATCTATCTGCCATGACTGATCGGGATTTTGTAGCGCATACTCTTGATAATCGCTAAGCTGCTGACGTTTCTTTTCGTCGGCATCCTCTGAGTAAGGATCACTAATAAGTTTATTTGCCGCAGCCGCCATTAAACCGCCAGATATAAGGCCGCCAAGTACATTACGACCAAGTTCGCCCGTAAACCTTCTCTGATTTACAGAACCATATTTCTTTTTCTCATAAAATGATCTTGCAATATTCCCTACAATTCCAAACGGCGTAAACTGGAAGTAACGGTCTGCCATGTTACCGGAAACCTCTATGAAAGGCATTATCATTGATGATACATCCATGCCAAGCATAGATTCGCTTGTTTCTTTCAGAAACTTTTTAGCAGACTGCATAGCTTCTTTCATGTGCGTATTATTTTGCAATACAGCTTCTAACGCATCATTTACAGCTATAAGCTCTATAACATCATCAACAGAATAATCGCCTTCGGGCAACCCTTTTCTTATTCCATCCTCACCGAACTTATCAACAACCGCCTGTAATTCAGCCTTTGTTGCTGCATATTTAGCTTCATAAATAGGCCGGTCGCCCACTTCCATACCTTTGCGAACAACACGATCATACTTTGATCCTGCCTTGTTTATCCAGTCAAGTGCTTTATTATCTGAGTTGGGCTTGAAAGATGTATGTGCGGCGTTCAAGGCGTCTTTCATTGTCCCTTGACCGCTTCTTGTGGTGTTTACTCCCTGTTTAACATCAAGATACCAGTCTTTAAAGCCTTTACCCATGCCCTTTGTGCCTTCGGTTAAGGCTTCTTTAGACAGTGTTCTTGATCTTTCTCCCGTAACCTTTCCAACAAGCCAGTCCGCACCTACCTGTAAAGGCGTTGCTATATTCTCAATAGCATTAGCACCTAAGTTGCCGCCAAAGTTACGCGTCATCATAGTTTTTAGGCTAAAAAGCATATTATCATACCATATAGACTTTACTTTTTCGCCTACAGATGAAGGAAGTGTAGCATCGTATATCTTCATAGCTTGTGCTACACATTCTCTGTATGATCGACTTCCTTCTTCGTAATGAGATGCTTCTTCTAACAGATTGAGAATTGCGCGTTCTTCCTTCATAGACAAAGTAGAAACGCCCATATTCTTTTTAATTAGTTTTGCTGCTTCTTCTGCAAGGGAAGACGCACTCTTTTGACCTGCATCTTGACCGCCTACAAGATCAAGAACCTGCTGTTCATACTTCTTAGTTTTGTGTTGTCCGGTCTTGTTACGTGCAAACGCGTCTTTTATAGCGTTTATCCTATCCTGACCCTCATTATTAAGAATTGCATCTTCTACGCTATCAGCAAGGTTATCTACATCAGCCGTATATCCTTTGGTTTTTGTACGGTCAATAGCCTTATTAGTATTCATAATAAGATCGTCAACCGCCCCTTGTGGCGTTCTCTTTATCCACTTTTGGTTAGACTGCAATACTTGAGCAGACCGGGTGTTCTCGGCTCTTAGCTTCTTATGAAGTCTATTTGCTTCATACCATTTCTGGGTAGCATCAAGGCCCTGTGCTTCAAGCTCTTTTGCGGCCTTTTCTGCTTCATTTGCCAAAATATGAACTGCGTCAACGTGAACGGAAGTAAACGGGTTTTTATCGTTATCAAACTGACCATTCAGTATTTCTTTAACTGCTGCGTCATTTCCACCTACCCGGTTAATAAAGTTTCTAGCTTCCTGCTCGTTGCTTACGTCGGTATGCGGAGTATAACCATATTCATCTTCATTAAATCTAGACTGGTATTCTGCATCACTCATTCCAACGTTTTCTTCGGTATGACGCATTGTGTTCTTGTAATACTGTGACGTTTTCTTTTTATCACCCGGCATTGATCCTTCCACATGAGGTACATTGTTTGAAGGTGGAATATCAGAATATCCTAAATTAGCTGCCGCTATACTTCTCAGATCATCCGAACTTATGTTATTGTATGACGCTTCTTGCTGTAAAAAGTTTTCATCACCAAGTAAACGCAGCCAGTAACCGGTTGAATTATCTTGATTATTGACATTTGAGCTTTCAGGCATTATATTTGTGTCAGAAAGGTTGATAGGATTATTAGGAGGGGGCGATTGAAGCCCTTGATCTGAGATAATTTTATCAACCTTTTCTTTTTGTTCAAAAAGAATATTGTTTGTATCTCTTGCTTTTTGAAGCTGAGTAGCCACGTTGTTCTTTCCATAGATAGTTCTTAAAAGATTCTTGTCTATGCCTTTTCGTACATTTACAGAATCCATATCCAATGCTGAAACTACCGGAGCATTATAAACAGTTCTGTCTCCCACAATAACTGGTGTGTTATCATTTGCTCTAAATACAGCAATGGGGGAATTTTTGTCATAAGCGAAGTCTGCAACTTGTTCACTAGTAAGTCCGTGCTGGTGTTTTGCGTCATTTTTAGGTGAAGTAATGTCCGCATATTTTTTCTGTCTTAACCCAATGTCAAGTGAGGTATCACCAAAGTCAGACACATAATCCGGCGTTTTCCCCATATAAATATGTTCACTAGGAAGCATAGTTCCGTCTTCATAGTTTTGTATGCTTGCAAGAATAGCCTGTTTTTCTGCTTCTACATTATGTTCCGGAAGCCCCACTATAGGCTCAGCAATCTGTTCAGGATATGCCGTTAGTTTTGGATTCTGCTGTACTTTTTCGGCTGCATAGCTAGGAGTCTGCGCACTTTCAGCTACCGGTTCAGGTACATTTGTATACACGCCGTTAGCTTCATGCAGTTTTCTAACCGGTTCAAAGGCATTTCTTTCAAGGATAGAATCTAATAATTTCTTATTATATTCATCTCCATACTTATCTACACCCGTTCCGTACCAGTCGTTATAGGAATATTCACCGCTCTTTGTGATGTACTTGCCGTTAGACATTTCAGCTAATAGCTGTAGCTCTGCGGCATTATTCATAAACTCTTTAAGATCATCCATGCTGCCGTTTTTGACAAACTTTTTAAGAGACGACCTAGCCGCTTTTTCTAACTGTGTTGCTTGCTCTGTTCCACCGGCAATCTTTTTAGCAACGTAAAGATCAGCATAAACACTGTCATATTTTCCAAACAATGCGTTCTTCTGCTGTTTTGTCAGTTTTTCCTCTACAGGGACCGGCTTTCCTTCTGCTTCACGGTTTAGTGAAACGTTAGACTCCTCAAGGGATTTTATCTCTTTATCTATTCCATCTATGCGCTTCTGTACTGCCTTTTTGAGTTTTCCGCGATAATAGTTAGTCTTATCCCCTTCTAATACAGCTTTTTCATTTGATAGCTTTGTAATGCTGTTATTGTTTGTCTCTATCTGAGCAGTCAATTTTGCTACTGTTTGAGGGTTGACATTCGCTTTTAAGTTAGCTGTCCTTGTAGACGCACTTTTAGCCGCAAGATCAGGAAGATTGATAGTTTCAGTCTGTCCCGGAAGATTGATAACCCCATTTGTACCCGGCATCTGAATAGGATAAATATTGTCAACTAACGCCGGTACTTCATTGTATGTTAATCCTGTTACCGCCTGCGTATTATCTGTCGTACCGGTCAATAACGGCCTTTCATTCTGCGGCAATGCGTTTTGTGTGGCCCATACGGAATTAAGATCATCTGTCGTATTTCCGGATATTTTAGACGTAAGGCTCGGTATAGCTTTAGAAATTGCGCTTGAAGCTGCCCCAAGTGCAAGGCCGCTTAGTCCGGCACCGCCTATTCTAACAAGAAGGTCTTGCGCCGCCTTTTGACCTGCTTCCTTTTCAGAAAGTCCCTGTTTAATATAATTGTTAACACTTGTGTCAAATGAGCTTTGATTTTCAAGAATAACCTTTTCTGCCAGCTCTCTACCTGTTTGAATACCGGCTCCGGTCAGTCCTGCTTTCGCTCCGCTCTTTAAGACGCCTTTAAGAAATGTCTCTCCGGCTGTTTTTGCAACTTTTGATCCTGTTGCTATACTTTCTAAGGCTGCACTGCCAAGACCGGATAAATTAGCCATTTGAAGCGCTTTTTCATCATCTACGCCCCTTCTTTTAAGCTGATTGTACTCATTTGTAGCTGTATTTCCGTATGCCGTCGCGCCCTTTACCAACTTGGGCAATATCTTTGACGGCTCAAAGGATATAACCGATCCTGTCTCCGGATTTACAATAGCTCCACCGCCAGATAAGACGCCACCTTCAAGGCTGCCTGTTAAAAAGTCTCCGAGTTGATAGTATGTCTCTAATGCGTTCTTTTTACTTTCGCTTAATTTGCTGCTATTACGTGTATAATCACGCTTCTTTTCGACTTCTTTTGACTTTGCAAGTGCTGTGTCGCTATTAAGCATCTTCTCTAAATCACTGTTAGGAAATGCTACTTTAGCTAACGTACCGGCTGCCGTTGTGACACCTCTTTCAAGTGCCGACGGAAAGTCTTTTAGTCCTTCAATAAACGGCTTTGTTTCACGTTTAGAGCGTTCTCTTGCTTCCTTAAACTGCTCATAAGCGTCTATAACTTCATCCTTTGAAGCGCCGTAACGATCAATATAATATTGCCTGCTTGCAATTTCATCTTTTTCATTAGGTTTGCTTAGCGATTGAATCCAGTTAGAGACTTTCGCTGCCGGGCTACCTGCTTTATATGATCTTCTTTTCTCGTCAGCTTTTCGCTGTTCCTGTCTCTGTTTTGAAGCTGCGTTTAAAGTTTCTTCTTCTAATCCGGAAAGACCTGAAAAGTCAATTTTCTTTCGTGAAGATGAATAGCCCCGGTTGCTTAGATTTCTCTGCTCAACGTCGTTTGTAACATGGCCTATTCTTTTCTCATAGTTCTTTCTCGCCCGTGTAGTGTCGATGCCCTTCAATGTAGGAACCGTTGTCTGTGTATTTACTTTGTTCTCTATTTTGGGGGCTTTATAAACCTGTTCTTCGCTGGTCCGCTTTGTGACTTTTCTTGTATTGATCTTGCTATAAGTACCTTCGTTAAGTGCTTTTAAAGCAGCCTGAGAATATCCTACGTTACCGCTATTATTTCCGACACTGGTAGATGTGAGTTTTTGAGTTGTGTTGGCCTTTTTTGTCTTTTCTTCGTCACGTTTTTTCATAGAGTACCCCTATTTTTCTTTACAACAAAAGAGCGTTCGATAACCGAACGCCCTTCGTCATAACTTGTCTATCTTCTTCTCAAAAGGTTTATAAGTGCCTGTACGTATTGATTTGGCGTATAGTTCGCTTCAATAGTGTTAGGCTCGTCATAGTTTGTTTCAACTCCAACCCTACCTACCGGGGTATTTACTGACCCTTCATAGTTGGGTACATACTGCTGATCTCCCGGCAAAAATGCACTCGCAAAATAGGTATTTCCATCTACAGTGTTTCCGTATCTGCCACCACGCAACATAGCATCGTTGCCGACTTCTAACGTGCCGTAGTCCTGTGATACAGTTCCTCTGCCGTCACCCATAGGCGCCGACCATGATGTTCTGTACGCATTAGGTGTAACCCCGGCGTAAACTGTATCTCCGTCATAGCCATAATCTAATGTTCCAACCGGTGTGTTTATTTCGTTTTCAGAAGCACTTCTATAAGGGCTTCCTACATTGTCTACGCTAACACCGTAACGGGTCTTGCCGTTTTCATTTTTACGCTTGCTAACAGACGCTTTTCTGTTACCCTTGTTATCGTAGACTGTAGCTCTTTTTTCAGAAGTTCCACCGATGTTTGAAGATGAATTTTTTATCTTAGCCATCTCTTTATCTCCTTATGCGTGATAATCCGGATTATTCCACTCTGTTTCGATCAGTCCTAATTCTTCGAGTTTCTGACGGATCAAAGCAATATCCTCTCTCTGCTGATCATTCTGAGCATACTGATAATAGTATCTATCCAGAATGGCGTTACGCTCATCACCTGTTGTAGCTCCTGAAAGCTCATTGATAAGGCCATCTGTACTCCATGTTTGCTGAGTAGGTGTGGTTGGTGTAGTCGGCGTAGTCGGTGTTGTAGGTGTTGTAGGTGTTGTAGGTGTTGTAGGTGTTGTAGGTGTTCCTGTATTTCCGCCGTAACCTACGTCTGCGCCGCTATTTACAGCGTTTTCAATCAAGTTCAGGTATGCAGCATCAGCTTCACGTTTCTGTCTAGCAGCTTCCATGATTGAGTTAATGTTGTTTGTTCCAAGATTATTCTCAAGGTCCATAGCGTATTTAGCTCTCTGCTGCTGAGCTGAATCTACGGCCTGCGTGTATGCCTGCTGTGCTTCTGAAAGGTTATTCTGGTATGAGTTCAAAAGTGTAGCAAGGTTATTAGCCGTCGTACTGTTGATGCTATTCCTTATGTTTCCATAGTTGTTAGCAAGTCCGGCCCTTGTGGACTCTGATGCACCGCCACTCAACCCCTGTGCTGATAACTGCTGATCAATGTTCTTCTGTGAAAGCATATTATTTATATATGCTTGTCTCAGATAATCCTCTGCTTCCTTATTGATTGATCCCTTTGCATTGTTGTAATTGCTAAGAAGACTGTCTTTAGTCTGGTTCAGAATGTTTGCAAGGGATGAAAGCTGCGTATTATATGAATTATTAAGCTGGCTCATGCTACTGTTATAAGCTCTTTGAGCTTCGGCTTTAAGATCATCAAGATATGTTGAAGGGTTATTGGCCTTCGCTTCATATAACGCAACAAGGTTTCTATAGGCGTTTGCTATCTTCTGCCTGTTTGCTTCCTCAAGTGCCGCCGCGTCTTTCTGCATCTGTAACTGTTCCTGAGACAGTGCGTAGTCTCTATCGGCGTTCTGTTTTGATAATTCAAGCTGAGCCCATCCTAAAGCATCGTCTTTTGCGGATGATGTTCCGCCGCTTGCTGATCCTTCATAATCATAATCATCTGCATAACCGGATGAACCGCCGCTATATGATCCACTTGACCCACTTGAGTAACCATAGTTTGTTGTTCCTAGCCCGGTTGCAGTATTTGTTTTTGTTCCTGCTGACGTGCTAACCGTTCTGCCGCCTGAGTTATATGACGGATTGGCTATATTGTACGATGATGATGCCGCCTGTGCTGTAGCATTAGGAACGACTTGACCGTTAAAAATTGATCCGGTTTTTGTAGCGTATGTTTTGCCTGTCGTATATCCGTTGCCACCTACATAAGTTGTTGGAATATACTGTCTTGTTGCCATTTCTTAGTACCCCTTTCTTATTTACCTACTGAATCCCATGTTTTTGGCCCTATAATACCATCAGGTGTAAGACCCTTTGACTTCTGATATTCTTTAACAGCAAGCTCTGTATTCTTGCCGAATATACCGTCTTCTGCACCACAATGATAACCGAGCTGATTAAGGTATTTCTGCCAGTGCAGAACGTACTCGTTTTCATCACCTTTTCTAAGCATCGGATAATATTCACCGGGTTTTAGAACAGTCTGCTTTTCCGGTTCCTTGCCGAGTGCTTCCGCATCCCACTCATACAACTTGTACTTGTTTATTGTGTTTAATAAAGTGGTTGCATAGGTCGGGCTTGTTGCATAGCCGTCTTTGGCTACGTTATTACAGGCCACAACATAATTTGTCTCGCCCCGGAGATTTTTATATATGTTAAGCCTGTTAAACAATGCGGAATGATCGTTTATTGAATCAAGCCAGTTCGGATATTTACGAAAATCTGCGTAAACCCTGTGTGCTACCCCGTTGTAATACTCTGTTGTTAGCATCTTCACTGACTGACCGTCGTATGATCCCTTGATCCCAAAAAGGTTATTTGCCTTCTGAGTTAGGCCGCTATTCCCCTTTTTGCTTTCAATAAACGCTTGTGCAGCAGTCAATGAAACCAGAATCCCGGTTTCCCGCATATCGGTTATAACTAAAGGCTTTATTTTTTCTAAGAATGTTTGCGCTGTGTATGCCATATCTACCCCTCTTTATTGTAGTTGTGCGTACTGACCCCAAGCACAACGCCTAAAAATGTGTCTATCGCGGTTAAAATGCCGACCACCTGCTCCCCGTATGGCAGCCCGACAATCTGTGCGATAGTAAAGTAAAGTGTGCCAAGTGCCGGAATCCAATACTGACAGATTTTCTTCCAAAGATCATAAGTTTCGTTTGACATTTTCATAGTTCTACCCCCTATTTTTTATTTTCAAGGTCTGCGATCCTGTGATTTGCTACTGATATTTTTTCTTCAAGCAACTTGTCTGCATCTTCACACCGATAAACTCTCTCGACTACCTGATTATGTTTTTCTACGCGATCCGACAATATATTTATCTGTGTTTCAATAACCGCTATTTTCTGTTGAAGGTTTGCACCTAAAGCGGTTACATCATCCCGTATTTCTCGGAGATCATTCTGCCTAATATCAAGTATTTCCTCTTTGTTCTTTTCGTGATACTTGATTAGTTCGGCTTTTATATCTTCTCTCTGCTTTTCACGATCTTTTTTAGCGGAAAAATGCCAAGTGCCTATTGAAATAAGCAATGTCACTCCTGCCGTTATAATTGTATTTAAAACTGAAACATCCATTTTTTTCTCCATCAAAAAAGCACCCTCTCGGATGCTCATTGCATAATCGTTATATGATATTATATTGCATAATTATTACATTATATTTTCGGAAAACACTCCAAAACGATACTTTTGGCGAATTATAATGTCAGTTTTCTACCATTTGTTTATGGCATTTCGGGCATTCGCTACTTTTTTCTCTAACCTCAAAGCCACACTCCGAACACTCATATCGCCACCGAAGATTATTAACCTTGTCAATGTCTTTCGGTTTTACGGCAATGTTCTTTCTCGGTAGCCACTTACCTTTATCCATATCATATACCCCTTTCCGATACCATTATATCAGATAGTATGCTATGATAAAAAGTTAAATTATTGCGCTTACGTTACAGTTGTTTTATTGGGCGATATGCTACCAACATACCGCCCTTTGCTAAAGAGGATACAAACACCCTCCAATCAAGCCATTAAGTGCATAATCGTTATATGTTACATTTCGTATCAATTTCATATCATTTACAGTCTCACAAAACTACCCGCCATGTTACGCATTGTTAAGAGGCTTGGCGGGTTCATTCACATAAACTTAGGTTCGGGGTAACTTCCCATTGTGGCATCACCACCTTTGTTGCGTAATCGTTTCATATTACGACATTATGCCGCAGGGTAAGTCATTGCAAATGCTAGCATTGTTGCCTCGCTAGATGTTATTAGAAAAAGAATGTCACCATCTGTTTTTGCTCTAACACTACCATATTCCCATTTGCTGCCGTTAATATATGCTGCACCCATTCCATTAGTCTCTACAAAAGGTCTAAAACCAACAGGAATCGAAAAAATTGATTTATCAGCAGTTACAGTTGTGCTTATTAATCGACACGAAATGCAAACTATCCCATCCTTTTTATAACAAGTCATGTTTTGGATAGTGCCTGTTATACCGCTTTTTAATGTAATTGTTCCTGTTTGATACCCCTCAGCATACTGTGCAGGTATTAAAGCCATAATCTATACTCCTTTCGTATAATTGTTTATTGCGTAATCCGATGTGTTTATGTAGTTTCCTGTAGCGGTACACCATATTTCAGATGCACCGCCGATGGAAGGAAACAAAATGAAAACAAAACGTATTATTCTTCTGGTTCTGTAGACTGATAGTTGTCAACCATTACCCTGTTTCCAAGACTGTCGATCAGCATAACCATAGCGTCTGAAAATCCGGGATTGCCGATAAGTCTCGCACATTCTGAATGGAAAAATGCCTTTGCTTCTCCAAGATCATTTTTTGTTCCTGATACTCTGGATGCCCACTCTCCCGATTCCTTGTTTTTTGCTGTAAAAACTATCGCATAAATCATAATCTTTTCTCCTTTACTTTACATATATTCTTACTGTTCTTGATACGCTTTTTGCAAAAGTTACTGTGCAAGTGTGACCAACTGTTGTTATATCCGTGTATTTATCCCCTACAATACTTGAGCAAGGGAATATTGCTGAATCTGTTGTTATGGCGTCATGTGTAAATGTATATGTTAGTGACGTACCAGAAGCATCAAAATATACTTCCGGCTCTATACCGCCGCCAAAATAATCGTACTTGAAAACACCAGCACTTTCTTCTACTACCGCTATATGACTATCAATAGAAAAATGTTCACCATCTACTATTCCCGCCACAAACAAGTTTTCATTAGTCGTGTCAACGGTTCCAGCAGTTGTTAGACGATAAAACTTATTTACATTTGGTTCATCTAAATATGTTGCTGCATTAGTTATCAAATCAGTCCATGTTTTAGAACCGGCGTTCCTTACAAGTGGTTGCTCTTGCGAGTCTATCTCTGATCTGGTGTAATAGTTTGTCAAAGCATCTGCCACACCCTGACCGGTTATCGGTCTGTCTGAGCTTGTACCAACCGGAACGTAGGTATTCATAAGCTGTGCAGCTTTATTTAGCTTATCTATTGTTGTTAATGTATAAGTACCATCATAAAGGGTTATTGCCCTATCAACGGTCTTTGGGTTTAAAAGGTTGTTGGCGTAATTGGCTTTTGTCATATCACCGCCGCCGCCACCGCCGCCACCAGTCGATTCAATAGTGACCGTTTTTGCGTCGGCATCCGGTGTTAGTGTTATTCCTGCCCCTTCGACCAGTTGTATAGTGTCTTCTCCACTTGATTCAATGTCTGTTGTTCCAACCTTAATTATTTTAAAAGCATTGTTTACTGATCCGCCTATATCTTTTTCGTCATACAGCGGCCTTCCGTTTGCATCTTCACCTATTTTGTCAAGGTTTAGCTTGTTTAAATGCGTATGTTTTTTCAATACTGCATCAGCAAGGTCTTCTTCCGTCTGCTCATAGGTATCTAGCAAAGCCTTGTTAGCGTGTGTGTGTTCATCTGCGAGTAAGTCGTCTATATTACTCTCTGCCGTTGCCAGATCACTTGAAATGTCATTCAAAACACCTTGAACGGTTACACCTTCTCTACCTACCGGGGCTGTTGCTCCTAAACTTGATGCCGCTGTCGTGTCTTCCAGTTCGTCAATTAGGTTGTTAAACGCCGGTGCTACAATGTTTTTAGCCGGTGCATCAAACTCCTGTTTTAAAGCCGTTGCTGAAATAGTTGGCTGGTTAGGAAGCGTCGTAGCTCCACGCGAGTTTAATTGTGTGTTTGTTATTTTTGAAAATGCCATCTTTTCACCCCTTATAGTTTCCG